GCCAGGTTTTGATTTATCGTTTGGTCATTCAAGTCGATCCCTGCACGTCGCTTTAACTTAAAGCGGATGTAGGAGCCGATAGACCTCTGCAGGAACATATTGATCTCAGGCTCTTTACAAGCCACCCGATCAATCTCTGTAGATTTTGGAACTGTGAAAAGCGTTGATGTCTCACAAATCTGAAGCTCCTGTTCGGAAAGAACAGTATTGCTTGCATATTGCAACCAATAAGGAACTGCAGAGGAAGAGACATGTGCTTTACCAGCATGTTTGTCAAAGGCAGCAGTAACGCTGCGACGAACGCGAGTACTCGCCCCAAAAGTATGGGACCCGTGTGTAAACACGGAAGAGTAGTCAAAGGGACCCAGAATATCAGAGATAATCTGTCTCACTTTCCGATCGAAAAGATCAGAAGTCGTCCATCCAAAATCACACGTATCAATAAGAAGACGCGTGTTAGTAGATGCATTCTTCGCCTCGACCGTCCGCCATTTATCAATGGCAGCGGCTCGTCGCAAAAGTGGAGAACAAGTACCGCTATCGCGATACTTGGACCGATACTGTGAGAAAAGATAGTTACGTTTGTAACGTTCAATTCCACTGCATCGGCTGTCCTTAGCAAGAGTCTCGACAAGAGTGTCAAGCTCACGCTGAAAGGCAGCTCCGATGTGTGCTGGCAGATAGTTGGCATCCCGTTTCGGGTAATGCTTACCCATCTAGGTTCCTCCTTATGGTAGGAATAAAGTTCCAATGGTAACGAAGAAGTCAAATATCCGGGCGTCGAAACAGTTCAAGTAGTACTGAACCGAATCGACATTCGATTGGATGAACACTATTGTCCATCCAAGCCCCATTAGATATAAGACCAAGAAAGCAAGAAGAACTTGGAAGTTCATTCTGCTAACGGTTCAATAGAACCCTTCGCCGTCGACAATCATCGCCATGAGGGCCACTTGGCCACTGGCGAGGGAAGAGTAGAACTTACCAACAAGGTCGTCCCGTTCCTGACGGGTCGAATTGTCGGCGAAGTTGAACTCAACGTTGACGTAGTTGACACGATCCACAGAGGGACGTGTAACTCCATTGATGACCTCATTGACAACAATGGGATCAGTGAACACCAGCTTGTGACGAATCCGCGCATTAGCACGACGCGTCGAAGCGGTAATCTTCTTGTCCCCGACGGGTACGCCCGAGGAAGACAAGAAGGTGGCAACGCCATCAACCATACTCGAAGGAGTATAGGTATGATCGGCGGGGGTCGCAGCACGGTCAGTGACCGTGATGGGAGAGAGTTGAGGCATTATAAAGATGCTCTCTGAGTTGCGAGGGCAAGAAGCCCTGTGAGCTGACCCGTACTAAGATCAGTATTGAACGTAATACGGGGTTCTGGCCAATCCAGAAGAGGAGTACGCTGCATTGCGAACGCCTCGATTTGTCCAGTATCGTACGCGAGATTCTCGTAACCAACGACATTAGACTGGTATTCCCAGTTAACGCCGGAGGAGCGGACGAATTCGGTACGATAGCCACCTAGAAAGTTAAGACCAAGAGTAGCAGACATGTTAGACAGGAATGTCCCAATAGAGACAAACCAGTTAATCACGAAGCTAAGCGGTATTAATTCCCAAGCTAGAGCAACAGGGTTAGTAAAGCCAAGAGAAGAAAGCAATGCGATAGTAGGATATTGTATCCCAAAACGCACGCCCATTCGACAGCCTACTTCCCAGTTACCGGTGATCTTCCAAGAACCTGAAACAGGTTTATGGGAGAAAGACTTCACCACCGTAACAGACTCTTTCATCAAGTCTGGTCGGTCCATCTGACCCTCGAGTAGCTTCATAGTCGAAGCGACGTCGGAGATCAGAGGCTTCCATCCCCATTGTGTAACAGCGTAAGCATTAGCGGCAGACTTAGGAATAGACTTCCCGCCTGTCATAATACTATAAGCTTGTCCCCAGTTGCCATGACGTACCGCAATTGCGACACGTAAGGCAGTGCAAACGGTATCAATAACTAACTGTGCGGTCTCGCGGAATTCAGCGAGAGCCAACGCAGCGTTAAAAGAGCCGCTCCGTACCTTCGAAAGCAAACGGTTGTGAGCTTCAGAAATAACGGAATAAGGGACCACAGGAGAGACGATGTCACCGGCTATCGCGAGATAGTCGAGTGCAGCGCCAATCGGGGGCCTCGGTCGTTCACCATAGTATGTATA